CCGGATTCTGTACAGGAAAGTTATGCCAGAGAATATGCAGGGAACATGACAGAGGAAACCCGGAGAAAGGAATACATCGAAAGCCATAGAGAAGATTTGAATGATATTTTTTCAGACCTTGGAGAAAATGGAAGAACGGCAGCAGTCGAATCTTACGATCCGGAGGTTCCGGTATCGCAGTATCGCCGCGCATTTAACCGGTATTATGACTCCGGGCGCTATGCGTCCGATATTGGAGTGGCGGAAAAATCAGCCCTATCCTTATACCTGACAGGAGATCAGCAGCTTGCGGCATACAAAGCAGGAGCACAGGATAGAAAACTGGAGCTGGATCGCATGTCAAGACGGCGGCAGCAGGGACCGGCGCACCAGGGCGGACTGGAAAATCTGTCCCAGAACGCGACACAGGCGCAGCAGAACCTTGCAGAAAGTCTCGGAAAGCGTACAGGGCTTAAATTCATCCTGGAGGATTCCTTGGAATCCGGAGCAGTGGGTGAATACGAAGGAAAGAAAGGCACGATCCGGATCTCCACCAACTCAGAAAATTTTCTTCGAACAAACAGCCACGAATTAACTCATTTTATCAAAGAGAATGCCCCGGAGCATTTCACATCCTATCGTGATACAGTTATCAGCGCTTACTTATCCGCAGAGGGACAGACGCTGGAGCAGATGACGGAAAGCTATGAAAAAGCCTACGAGAAACACGGTCAGAAGCTCTCCAGGGATGAAATCATGGAGGAGATTGCCGCGGACGCCACAGGAAAATTTTGGAATGATGAGGAATTTGTTCAGAAAATTGCCCGTAAGGATAAAACGGTCGCACAGAAAATTGTGGATTTCCTGAGTGATATGCTGGATGCTATTAAGAGTCTCATTAAAAACGAGCACACAGGAAAAGCAGCCGAAACGTTGGCAGAACAGAAAGATTCGTTTGAAAAAGCAAGAAACCTCTGGATGGATGCACTGGATCAGGCAAGCGAAAATTATAAGACGGGTGATGCAAATGCAGAGAGCGCTGTGCGCTTCCAGCTGGCAAAACCGGATCAGGTGACAGACAAGCACATCGAAGAAAACTATGACTATGTCCGGAAGATGGACAGTGTCGCATCGATTCGCGGGGATGAGTTTAAGGGAGATCCAAAGGAAATGCGTAGCAAAATCATAGAACTGTATAATTCTTACGGAAATGTGGTTCATAATGATGTGGTAGGGGATGTTGCTTTAAGTATGCGTTCAGTTCGAAATGATCTGGCGCATGGTTATGGAGACAAAAAAGCTGCCGCTTTTGCAACGGTAAAAGATGTAATTGAAAATGGAAAGGTTTTAAGATATTCGAAAGACTGGAAAGGAAGAGGATATGATTCTGTTTCAATAGGAGCAAAGATAAATATTACAGATGGGGAAAATGCAGGTCAGTATTATGAGGTATGCGTTGTAAAAGTAGACAGGACAAATCGAATGTATCTACACGAAGTGGATATAGAAAAGGCAGATAGTGTCCCGTTCAACTACGCCCAGGCCGAACCTGCAAAAAAACATAGCGGCTACAACTATCTGCCTATCTCCAGTATATTTGACAGACTGCGCAATGTCAAGAATGAAAATGTTAAATATCAGCTTGGAGATAATGAACTGGAAGAGACAGATAACAAGGAGTTGGTTGCCCGTAATGATCTGACAGAAGAAAAGCTGGTAGAAAGTTTAGATATGAACAGCCCTATCTCATTAAAAACAAAACCGGGTAAGGGTGGGGAAGATATGGGAGACATTTCAATTGTATTTAAGAAAGATGCGGTTGCTTCGGGCGAAATCCAGAAAGGAAATTTTAAAGATGGCGTTGCTGCCGTCATTCTGCCGACGGATGCCAGCGATAACCTGAAAGCCCGCTTAAACCAGGAAGGAGTCAATACGATTCTTTATGATCCTAATCTTCCGGATGCCAGAAAGAAGGCGATCAGTGAATTGAAGGATGTTCGTTTCCAGATTGAAGATTCCGATATGGACATTGATTATGACGAGGTGGTTCGAGAAAACGGTGAGCTGCGGAAGATCAACGAAGAATTGAAAAATCAGCTTGTCCTCACAAAAGATTACACACCGAGAAAAGAAGATATCCGTAAGTATGCAAAAAGCCTGTTAAGAGAATATAATTCTACTTACTCACAGGAAAAACTTGAAAGCAACCTGAGCCGGTTTTATGAGTATATCCAGAAAGCGGAACGTATGGACGCCCAGGAGTTGGCAAACGTAGCGACGCAGATAGGCCGTGCGATTCTGGAAAAATCACAGCAGACGGATCAGGAGCAGGTAAAGGTCTATAAAAACATCCTGCAAGATATCAAGGGCACGCCGATTTATGTTCCGGAAGAAGTCAGAAGAAACTTAGATTCAGAGGGAGGTTATAATAATTTCCGTAAGAGATATTTCGGAAAACTAAATTTCCGTAACAACGGTGTGAGCGTGGATGTGGCTTATAATGAGTTAGCTGGAATGCATCCGGAACTCTTTCCTCTTGATATTGTAAATCCGACTGACCAGCTTCTGCAAATTGCAGATGTTCTGGATGATTATCAGCCAAAGGTAGAGAATCCGTTCAAGGCAGATATGAATGAATTGTCCGTTTTTCTTGGACAGGAGATTCTGGATAATAAAGCAAATATCAGAAACATACCTCCGACATTAGCAGATAAGATTTTTGCGAAAGCGAATCGAACGGAGCAGGAATATATCGCTAAGAGAAAAGAATACGAACAGAAGCTGAGAGAATACCGCGGGAACGTGAGGGAGCGCGAACAGGGGCGTCAGGATAAGAAACAGATCATTCGTGACGTCACGAAAATGCAGAAGTGGCTGCTGTCTCCGACGGATCGCGATCATGTTCCGGAAAGCATGAGAACGGCCGTTGCTAAATTCCTGTCTTGTGTTGACTACAGTTCCTCTCGTTTAAATGCGGATGGAAACGAAACACAGCGCACCAGAGAATGGAATGAGGCAAAGAAGGTGTACGATACCATTCTGAAAAACAATGGTGTTCTGAAAGGAGAAACGGGTGATATATATGTCGAAGTCGATCCGGATCTCGTGACTAAGCTGGACGAGCTTCAGAGCATGGCGGAGGGAAAGAAAATAGAAGACTTCACGCCGGGAGAGCTTCGGACATTGAGAGAGACTGTGTCTGCAATGAAACACAGTATTGAAGATGCCAATAAGATGTATACGAATAAACGTTACGAAAAGGCGTCCGAGGCAGCAGAAAGCACACTGAGAGAGTGGCAGGGGCGGAAGAATAAGAAAACCATTAAGGCGTTGAGCGCGGCGGATAAATTCCTGCAGGTGCATATGCTGGACAGTTTCACGGCGTTCGATCGTCTTGGAAAAGCAGCTACGACTGTTTATCAGGGGCTCCGCGATGGCTTTGATACTAAAATGAGGGATACACGCCTGGCGCAGGAATACATGGAAAAACTGAAAAAGAAATTGGAAATTGGCGGAAAGGAAATCCAGGAATGGACCGGCAACAAAGCAAAACGCCAGACCTTCCAGGTATCCGGCGGGGAAATCTCTCTGACTCCGGCGCAGGTCATGAGCCTTTATGAATTAAATAAACGTCCGCAAGCTAGGGAACATCTGTATAATCAGCTGCGGGGAATCCGCACACAGGGAGTTGAGAGGGAGGTCACGGTAAAAGGTAAGAAACTTTTTAAAGTTGTGGAGGCAAATGTGCCGGTAGCGGTCACTCCGAGTGATGTAAAAGCCATCACAGACACTCTCACACCCAAACAGAAGGCGCTTGCGGACGGGGTGGTAAGTTTCTTCACAGATCAGACGGCAGCCTGGGGCAATGAGGTCAGCATGACTTTGTATGGCTATAAAAAGTTTAATGCCCAGAATTATTTTCCGATCGTGGTCGATAAAAACGAGATAGCAAAAACGAATGCAGACGTCAGCCGTGATATCCAGACGTTGAAGAATCTCGGAATTACCAAGAATACGACCAAACACGCCAAGAACGGTTTGATTATCGAGGATATCTTTGATGTATATACCCGACAGGCGGATCAGATGGGAAGCTATCATTCCTTCGTGGTGATTTTCAAAAGTATTACAATTTCAATGACGTTGAAAAAGGAAATCTACGGGAGCAGATGGAACGTGTTTACGGCAAGGAAATGGGCGCCTGGGTAGATGCGTTCTTGAAAGATCTGAATGGTGTCGGCAGCGGCGAACGAGAGTTAACCTCTAATTTACTGAGAAATGCAAAGTCGGCGGCAGTCGGATGGAACCTGAGAACGGCGATTCAGCAGCCGACGGCATATTTCAGAGCTGCTGCGGAGATTGATCCGAAATACCTGGCGCAGGGATTGAAGCTGGTGGTTTCGAAGGAAGAATGGACGCAGGTGCAAAAATATTCTCCGATCGCCTGGTGGAAAGACCAAGGATTTTTCGACATCAACACTGGCCGGAGCATGAAAAGTATGCTCATCGGTGCAGACACGACCAGGGAAAAGATGATAAATAAATCAATGGATTTGGCAGGAAAGGGCGATGAACTGGCGTGGAAACGTCTCTGGATGGCAACCAAAGCAGAGACGGCGGCGCTGCATCCGGAACTGACAGTCGGATCAGAAGAATTTCTGCAGAAGAGTGGAGCGCGATTCTCGGAGATTATTGACAAAACCCAGGTAGTAGACAGCGTGTTTCATAGGAGCTGGGCGATGCGTGAACAGTGGACGAAATTCTATACGGCATTCATGTCAGAGCCTATCAAGAGCTACAACATGCTTTACCGAGCGGCGATGGACATTGCAGACTCAAAGGAAATCAATGGAAAAGCCGGAAAGGCAGAGAAAACAAAGTTTGCCAGAGTGGCAGCAGCATACGCGGTCACAGGTGCGATCACAGCGCTGGCAGCGTCGATCATGGATGTGGTCCGTGATAATGATGACGATAAAGGTATCATAGAGAAATATCTGTCTGCGCTGGGCGGGAATATCGCGGACAACCTTAATGTTTTGAATCTTATTCCGATCGCGAAGGATGTAGTGTCAATGTTTGGCGGAAATTCTGCGGCGCGTATGGATATGCAGGGACTCCAGTACCTTGTCTACGCCTGCAATGAAATGAAAAAGTTCGTGGAAGGCGATAGTAAATACACAACAACCGGAATCATGTATAAATGGATTAGCCCGCTTGCAAGAATGACGGGCATTCCGATCGCCAATCTTCTCCGTGATACAGGCAGCGTAGTTGACACCGCTTTAGATATCGCGGGTGCAAATGCGGGAGATTACTGGAAAACCAAGAGGATCTATGACATATCCAGTGCAGATAATGTGACGATGTATGCTAAAAAGGCACTGAAAGCATACCGCGAAGGTAAAAAAGAACTGGGAGACAGAATCCTGTCTGATTTGATTGAAGCGGGACAGAGTGATAAGACAGTAAATTCCGGTGTCAAACGGGGGCTGAAAAACGATCCAGTAATTCAGGAAGCGGCCGAGGCGATGATGAACTGGGATCTTGAAACATACGAAGAAAAGGTCGAGGAAGTAGCGGACAGAGGAATCGACAAGGAACTGATTGTAAAAGCGGTTGATATGGTCATTAATAAGAAAAAGAAAGATGCAGGAGAGGAAGAGAACGAAGAGAATACAGAAAAGGATACCTCAGAGCCAGAAGAGAAGGAGGAGAAAAAAGAAACACCGCTTTATGAGACATCAGATGCAAATGACGCCCTGAACGCGGGTGAATATGATAAGGCGAACAAGATCCTCGATAAGGTGGTAGAATCAAAAGTGGCAGACGGGAAAACAAAAAAGGAGGCGATTTCCTC